TTGATAAGAAGAAACGCGATGAATATGAGCTATTGGAGTATTGGGGCCCTTGGGATGAATCTTATAAAGTAGATGATAAAGTTACAACTAAGAAAGCAGTACCGTATTGGATAACGATAGTTAATCGTAAAATTAAGGTGCGCGGTATTCCTAATCCTTATAACTTTCAGCATCCACCTTATGCGAAGTTTACGCTATTCTCAGAATCAAAGCCTTGTTGGTTTGGTGTTGGGATAGGTACTGTTGGAAAGCCTACACAGGAACGATTGAATAAGATTATCAACCAAAGGCTAGATAATGTTGATCTAGTGCTTAATAAACAAGGTTTTTATAATGGAAATGATCCACTTATCAATGTTAAGAAATTACAAGTTTCCGCCCCCGGCACATGGCGTAAAGTCTCAGATACTGTTAGTTCGGTTCGATGGATGGACACTCCTGACGTCACGGCATCGGCTTACAAGGAAGAAGAATTGGCTAAGGCTGATTATCGTGAAGCCACCGGAGCCTCAGCTCCACTCATGCCTACGGAAAAGAACCAATCTGAAACAGCAGCCGGAATAAACTTATTGCAAGGTGCTGCAGGTATTAGGTTTAGACCAGTGTTGAAGAAGATGGAAACAGACTTGATTCAAGCAATATCGATGATGTTTTTATCTCATTTACAGCAGTTTATGGTATTACCTGAGTGGATCCAGATGACTTCGAACGAGGGAACAGAATCACCTATCCTTGTTAGGCCGGAGGATCTACAAGCTAAAGTGTCAATTATACCTACTGGTATTTCAGAGACATTGAATAAAGAGACTCAGATAGGTCAGCTATTGAGGTACAAGGAAGTCTCTGCAAATGATCGAACTGTTAATCAAGCAGAGCTTAATCGTAGAATTGCTGAGTTAATGGGCTTTAAAGATATTAACTCGATCATTGTTAAACAACAGCCTGTTCAAGCTGGCCCAGGTCAATTATCTCCGGAAGATCAACAGATGATTCAGCAAATGTTAGCAGAAGGATTGTCTCCGGAACAGATTAAGATGGAGCTACAAGGAAATCCACCTCAGAGTGGCCCTGAAGCACAGAAACCGGGACCTAACGGGAAGCCGCGCATGAGAGGTCAAACACCTGAAAATGGTATGCCAGTTCAATCTCCACAAAGGCCTGAGGGCAGAAGGATGGTTAGGCAGTAATGGATATAGATAGAGCTCAAGAGTTAAAGTCTAGTATTATTTGGTCTAGTGTTGTTGAAGAAATGGACAAGAAGATACATTGGGAAATACAGAAGTTTAGAACTTGTTCAGCTGCAGAGTTGCCGCTTATTCAGGCAAGGATTGATATTTGGGAAACCTTGAAGCGTTTACCTGATGATGTTATAGATCGTGAAGAATAATTTATTAACCTCGGATCGCTATCCGTTAAATAGCGCGAATGGGAGAAAATATGACAGATCCAATCAAGAACGTTGAACCACCAGTTGTTGTCGTTCCAACAACACCGATAGAGCCATCGCCAACGGCACAGCCTACTCCAGAGGCAGATAAACCAACTGGTGAACCGTCAACAGACGTAAAACAAGTTCCATTACCAGCTCTCCAAGAGGAGAGAGGCAAAAGACAAGCAGCAGAATCAACCGCGAGTCAATTGCAACAGGAGATTGCTGATTTAAGAAGTCAAGTATCTAATACTCAAATGCAGCAACAGAATTTCCAGCAACAACAGCAACAAGCGCAAGTCAATCCTAGGGAAGAATTAGAGAAGACTTGGGATGATGACCCGAAGAAAGCTGTTCGGATGGAGATTATGTATGCTATGGATTGGAGAGATAGGATAGATTCTTCTTTAGAAACGCAGGCTGACACTTTATCTAGGAAGTTCCCTGATTTCAATAATTACCGTAGCTCTGCTTTAGGTCAAGTGCGTAGTTTGCCACTTAATCAAAGGGGAGGACAAGGAATTCTGGAAGCAGCTTACTTTATGGTTAGAGGTCAAAATGCAGATACTATGATACAACAACGAGAGACTGAACTTCTTGAAAAGTATCGTAGAGGTGAGTTGTCAGCTCAAGGGTTAGCAACGCCACCCGGAAGTTTTTCAGCTCCTCCAACTGATCTTGGTAGTGGGATAACAGATGAAGAATCTAGAGTAGCTTCTGCTATGGGTTTAACCCCTGAGCAGTATAATAGTGCAAAGGTGAAATGATGGGTATTTTTACCAAAGGTCAAAGCAAAGCAGCGTATCAGGGTAAGCTAACTTGCCCCGTTTGCAGTAGTGAGGCTATCAAGTTCGTAGAGATGATCGGACCATACAGACAGCGTTATCGTTGCCGTAAGTGTGGAATGCCATTTCAATATGAGACTGGTAAGGATCACAGCATTCATCCGTATGCTGTTTTAAATAAGCCGAGATTCCGACAAGCAATAAACTTAGAGGAACTCCGCAAGGGAGAAAAACTAAAAAGGAGAAATAAATAATGAAATTCCATTATGATGTAAATGGTGCAGAACCAATTCTGCGAGATGTTAGAATTTATAATTCAGGAGCGTTACGAACAGGACAAGCAGTTTGTTCAGGTGCAGTAGGAACCCCTGAGAATTGTGGTTGTGCTATTGTAGCTGATCCTGTTAAAGTTCAAAACATCATGGGTGTATTAAACGAAGATGTTACTGCAGCTAATGCTTTAGGTGTTGTAGCTACTGGTGTTGATAAGTATGCTAAGATTATTATCAATCCTGGTGCTGTATATTTAGCAGAGTATTCTCAATTAGCTGCTGATGACACAGTTACTTCAACAACTACTGCAAAGACTCTAACTGGTACTATGGTTACAGACCATGAACGTGGCTGGGCATATGTTACTAATGTTGGTTCTACAGCTGGTGGTTATGGTAACTTATTCCAAGCTGGTGCTGCAACGAGCACAACTGCTTTAGTTGCTGCAACTAGTTATGATGATGACATGACTGCAACAAATTCAAGCGATACTTTTATCGTAATGCCTGCACCTTATAGTGCTGACGTTGCTGGTTATGGTATTGACTTATGTCCTGATGGTGATGGGTATGAATCCATTAATATCTCTGGATATGCAGGAACAGGAGCAGGTGCAGTTATGGTTCTTGATAACTACATTGCTAGTAAGACTAGACCGCTAGAGCCATTAGTTTGTGCGAAGCATTCTGGTTATAATTATAGTTCAGAAGCACCAAAATTCTATGCTGACATTTTCTTCCCAGAGCATTTGCTATATGGTGGAAATGTTAACACTAGACCAATTACTTAAACAAATTAAAAGGAGTACAATATGGGCGTTATAGCTTCAGAGAATTTCGGATATCTCAACTAAGGGAGTGCTTAAATGAACGATTCAAAATATAAGTATTTAGATAACACTATAATTATAATGTATACGGGTGGTAAAAGCATGGCTAATATAGCTAAAGAGCTTGGACTATACTCTTCTATGGTTGGTTATCGGGTTAAGATACTTGGTATTTCACGTTCTATCTCTGAATCTTTAGTCGGACAGGCTAAGTCTAAGTCTCATAGGAAGACATTAAGTGAGAATAGAATTAATAGCGGAGTGGCTAGAGGTTCAAAGAATCCTAATTGGCAAGGTGGTGTGTCTACTGAGCATGATAAGATTAGACATAATATTGAACAGCGATTGTGGAAGCGAGCAGTAAAAGAAAGAGATGGTGCGTGTATGAGTTGTGGAGATGGAAAAAATCTTCATGCTCATCATATTCTTCCTTTTTCTACTTATCCCCACTTAAGAACTGCTATCAATAATGGCATGACATTATGTAAGAAATGTCATGTTGCTTTGCACAAAGGAGTTAAGTTCCATTCGGATGAATTGCTGGAAACCCTAACGGTAAATGACGAGGGCAATCAGCAGCCAAGCGTACAGAGTACGAAGGTTCAACGACTACTGGAGACTAGCGATAGTCTTAATGACCAGCCAGAGTGTCCGACCCGAAAGGGATGATATAGTCTATACCAGCAGAAACGTTGGGTGATATGTTTAGATCCGGGATTAAGAAAGATTTTCATGGATGAGTATTCGTTACCTGAAGGCCAATTAGAAAATCTATATGGTATTGAAAAATCTAACAAGGCTACTGAATACGACTTAGGCATCGGTGGGATGGGTGACTTAGAAGAGTTCAATGGTACTATTGGATATGATGATTTCAAGCAACAGTATAGAATTTCTTATAGCCATAAGGAGTGGGTAAAAGGGCTTAAGATCGAGCGTAAATTAGTTGATGATGATCTTTATTCTATCATCAATAAGAGGCCAGCACAGTTAGCTTTAGTTGCTAAACGAACTAAAGAGAAACATGCAGCTTCTGTATTTAACAACGCATTTAACACTTCTGTATTTAGTGGTGGTGATGGACTTGCTCTTTGTGATGATTCACATACAAGAGTAGGAACAACTACGACTAATGATAATGCAGGATCTACTGCTCTTTCAGCTACGGCTGTTGAAGCAACTAGATTGCTTATGAGAGGGTTTACTGATGAAACAGATAATCTTCTTGTAGCGCGTGGAGATACATTGCTAGTTCCACCTTCTCTTGAAGAGCAAGCGTGGGAGATCGTTAATGCTTCTGGTAAAATGGACACAGCAGATAACAACCCTAACTTTAACAAAGGTAAGTACCGAGTTATCGTTTGGGATTATTTAGCTGATTCAAATAACTGGTGGATGATCGATAGCAAGATGGCTAAGATGTATCTTAAGTGGTTTAACCGTATCCCTACAGAGTTCAACAAGGATAAAGACTTTGACACATACATTGCAAAATGGAGTGTTTATACTCGTTATTCTTACGGGTTCTCTGATTGGACTTGGTTATATGGACACGAAGTAGCTTAAACATTGTGGGGGGAGCAATCCCCCTGCTCTTTCTAGAAAGGAAAGGGTGCAATTATGGGTTATACTCATTTTGATAAAGTATGTGGAGTTAATGGTGTTTATTCAGGTGCTAAAGGAAGCGAATCTGCTTTCTCTAATGCTTTATTTGGAACAGTAGCAATAACAGATGCGACAACGTATACTGCTTTAGCTGCTAATTCAGGTAAGATACATATCATTCCAGATCTAACAGCAGATTGTGTAATATCATTACCTACTGCTGCTGCGGGCATTGTGTTGACTTTTATTTATAAGGGTGTTGCACAAGACGCACAAGATGTAACCTTTGATACAGGTGCAGATGCTAACTATTATCTTGGAGGAGTTACAGGTCTTGATGATGATGACGGAGATGTTGTTGTCATTTATCCTGATGGAAACAGTAATTCTAAGATGAAGATGGATACATTGAATGCTGGATCAAAGATTGAGTTAATATGTGATGGAACAAACTGGATTGTTAATGCTTTAATTGTATCTGGTACAGATACTCATACTGCGTTTTCAGATCAATAATAATTAACTGCTGATTTACAGGGAGGGTTTGGTTAATCTCTTTCTCTCCCTGTTCAGCAAACTAACGCTCATACGAGCACAAAGGAGAAAGAGATCATGGTTAGAGCAAAGGCGAAAAGAAAAGTAGCACCAGCAAAGCAATACCTTAGTCCAACTGAGAGAGATAACTTGCAGTCAGAGAAGAAAGACTTAGAGAATACTCTTAAAGACATGGAAGGATATGGAGTAGGCACTGCAGGAGATGCTATTGATAAGAGTGCAATTTCAAGAGAGATAAGTAGATTAGGTAATGCCATCGATGAGAGAACGGCACCAACACCTAGAGCCGTAGAGAAGGACCGTCTTGCTAAGGAAGAAAAAGACCTAGAAGAAAAGATTTCAACAGGGATGCCAACATGGTATGAAATGAATAAACCATCTAGAAACCCTGGAGCAGTAAGGAAGCATATGGCATGGGTAGAAAGAAATAAAGAATTAATCAAGAGATATAAAACTGTACAACGGATATTAAGACCTCAAGACCCTAAATCAATAGAGTCTTTGAGGAAAGAACGATAAACGAACTGAGGGTTGTAAAACCTTAACAAAGGAGTAAATCATGGGAGATGGCGGCAGAGAACAACCAATAAACGGAAAGCCAGTATTTATTTATGGTAAAGAGAATCAAACAGATACCGAAGGAAAAGCAATAAAAGTAGACTCTGAGGGTAATCTGATATTAACAGGTGATGTTGAGATTGGTGCAGTAGAGAATAAAGATGGTACTACTGATAACAGACAATCAATTAAAGTAGATAACGCCACTGCCACAGCTACACCAACGGTAGCTTTAGTTGGTGGTATTTACAAGGCAACAGAAGACACATATGACGATAATGATGCCTCACCGCTTCATACTGACTCTAATGGTAATCTTAAGGTAACTGGAGGGGCTAGCTCAGTTGGGGCAGAATACACCTCTCCTAGTGACTTTACGGCCACATATACAAGCACTAGCACGATAACACTATCTAGCTTACCATTTACAATTTCAGATAGTTCACAGCTTGTCTATGTTAAGCAGATCTTATCAGGAAATACTTCTGTAATATATGTTAATGGATCTGGTGGAGTAACACTTTCAGTAAGCTCTAATGTTCTTACTGTTTACAAGAGTGGAGCAGCTATTACAGCATTAGCTAGTGGAGATGCTTATGAGATCGGTATTAATTCACAAAAGAAAGCATATGATCCAAGTACGCAATCAAACAAAGCAAGTTTACTTAATCCAGTATACTCTCGATATACAGACGTAGAGACTCTAATTGCAGCAGCACAGGAATTAGATGCTACTCCTACTGATCTAGGTGCAGAGATTGATATGTCAGGATATAATGAACTTGGCGTTTGGTTGACTGTAGATATTGGAACATCAACTGATGTGACCTTAAGAATTATTCATAAGCATACATCAGCAGGTGCTGAGGAATACCGAGAGATTTATTTAGGTAGCCCAGCAAGCAATATCACTACAGTTAATTTAAATGATTATCAAGTTGGAGCAGACTCAGATCAATTAATTAAAATTAATATCCCAGTTAGCATGACAAGCCCGTATATTCAATTACAGGTGAGTGATGCAGCTGATGGAGATGGACAAATTGACGCTTGTTATATTACAAAGGCATACGCAGCATAAGGAGAAATATTATGAGTAAAGAATTACAAGTAACGATCGATGGAACAGCTAGTGATGTTACCGCTATTAAAGCAGTAACAGATGTTGTACCAGCAGTTGTCTTAAAAACCTATGCT